GAAGTCTCGGATACTAGTATTCGAGAAAGCCCTGGATAGAAATAGATATCTATGGTAGCGGTATTGGCAACCGTTGATGATTATAGGAATTTTATAACCACCTATAATGAACTAAAGTCCCCACTGTTATGAAGGATTTGGTAACCTTCTAGAAACAGGAAACTCCGTACTTTAGTGCGGAGAGGATGTCATAAAATTTGATACATTAATTATAATTTAAAATAATTATAATTAATATATATATATATGCCATTTTATGACTTTTTCTGTTTTTTAAATAAAAAACAAAAATATTTAGTTAAAAAAAATCATCATACATTACATTTCTTTTGCTACCTTGATAATATTAAAATTTTAAAAGATAATGAAAATTACTCTGATGGTTATAAATATAAAAGACACATTACTAATCCACTCGCTAAATCATTTAATATTAATTATGATCTTATAAAAAATATCTATTTTCAAAACTCTATTAAATTTACACTTGATGATGACTTTCCAAAATTAATTTATCAAGATAGAAGACAACGACCCACAACAACTCTTCATGTTGGACAAATTAAACTATTTGCTACTACATTACAATTCCTTACTAACTATATACCAAAAAATAAAGAAACTCATATACTATATCCAGGCTCTGCTAGTGGAATAAATATTTATCTTTTATCTAAATTATTTCCTAATTGCTTCTGGTATTTAATTGACCCTAATCCTTTCTATGAAAAATTATATAATAATGAAAAAATTTTACATATTGAAAATAAATATTTTACTGATCAAGATGCAAAATACTTTCAAAATAAACTAAAAAATAAATTTACTATATTTATATCCGATATACGTATTACTAGTGCTATTCATGATAAAAGCTTTGATCAGGATAAAAGAGAACAAGACGCTTATGATGATCAAAGTTTACAATACAAATGGTGCAAAATATTCAATGCTGATATTAGCTTCCTTAAATTTAAAATTCCTAGATTTAAAAATAAATATAAATATTTTGATGGTAAATTATTTATTCAACCATTCCCTCCTACTACTTCTAATGAATCAAGATTAGTTATAAAAAAAAATCCTGTTGATAAAATTTATGATTTAAATGATTATGAAGATAAATTTTACTACCATAATAGAATTTTAAGAGTTTGTAATTATAGTAAATTACATAATTATAAATACAAATATTTTTGTAATTGCTACGATTGTACATTGTTTTTTCTAATTTTAGAAAATTATATTAATAAATTTAATCCTGATTTATCTATTTACACCTTAATTAAAAAAATTTTTAAATATTTAGAAAATTATCATAAATTTAAAAATAATTATAATATTATAATAGAAAATATAAAATAATCCATATATATATATATATATATATATGAGTTTTAATTCTATTTTTCATTTATTTTGCCAATTTACCCCTGAACAAAAAAAAATTATAAAAAAAAATCCACACACATTAAAATTTTTCTGTCATATTGATAATATTATTATATTAAATAAAAAAAAAATTAATTATCTTAAAAACGGATATTACTATAAAAAAAAATTTAAAAATGAACCTCTAAACTCGTCAAATATAAATTTCCAATTAATTAAACATTTATATTTTCAAAATATTATTAGACTTAAAATTGATGATAATTTCCCAAAATTATCATTTGAACCTACAAAACAAAGACCTACATCTGTATTACATTTTGGACAACTAAAACTATTTTCTGCTACTTTACAATTTTTTAATATTTATATTCCTAAAAATAAAGAAGTTCATATACTTTATCCAGGATCCGCTCCCGGTAATAATATTTATTTACTTTCAAAATTATATCCTAATTGTTACTGGTATCTTATTGATCCTAGCCCATTTTATAATGAAATAAAAAAAAATAAAAATTTTTTACATATATCTAATAATTATTTTACTTCTGATCAAGCCTTAGAATTTAAAAAAAAACTTAAAAATAAATATACCGTATTTATATGTGATATTCGAAATATAAACATGGGTATAGATGGTTTAGAAAACCGTGAATTTATCATTAATACTGATATGGAAAATCAATATAATTGGTGTAAGTCATTTAATGCTGATATTAGCTCACTTAAATTTAGAATTCCTGTATTAAAAGATATTGAGTACAAATATTTTGAAGGTGAAATATATATTCAACCTTTTGCTAGTGAAGACTCTACAGAAACAAGATTAATTTGTAAAAAAAATGCTAAAGATAAAATATATAATAAAGATGATTATGAAAGCAAACTTTATTATCATAATAGAATTTTTAGAGTTTGTAATTATAATAAATTACATAATTATAAATATAAATATTTTTGTAATTGTTACGACTGCTCTTTATTCTTTATTACTGTTCAAAATTATCTAAATAAATATAATTCTAAATTATCTTTTAATAAATTTATTAAATTTATTTTAAAACATTTTGCCAATTCTTATATTATTAAAAATAAATATGATGAAATAATAAAAAAAATTGTATAAAAATATTAATATTTATAATTATTTAATTTATTATAACATACTATAACCAAATTCAATAAAATCTTTCTCATATACCCTATTTATTAATTTTAATAACTCATTCGAAAAATCACTCACTTTAAATTTCTTATTTGTACTTTTATTTTTATGCTTATCTAATTTAAATTTTAAATTATATTTATTCATTAAATTATTAAATTCATCCTCCAAATTCTCAAATTTTAAAATATTAATATTATATTCTTTATCTAAATATTTATATTGTTCTGTATAATGACCTCCTCTTTTCGGTCTGTTTTTTATTTTATTTATTAGAAATTTATTAAAATACTCTACTGTATTATTGTCTTTTTTCCCTTTACTACCCCACTTACAATAATACTCAGATATTATTCTATCATACGGATTTCTTACTACCATAAACCAATCATATTTATCCTTTAACTCCTTATTCTTTTTCGAAAACATCCCGTGCCACCATCCATACTCTTTATTATACTTCCCCCACCATACTTTATTATCCCTTCCAATTTCTTCAATTGTTGTACCTGCACATTTAGTTATGTGTATAAACTTTAATTCTTTCATTTGTTTTAATTAATAATTTATTTAAAATAAGGTTAAAAAAAATATATATATATATATGGATAATGATAATTTCATTAATATTGATAAAAATAAATTTAATTTAGATCAATCAAAACTTTTAAACACCTATTTTAATATCAAAAATAAAAAAAATTTAATTAAACCATTAAGAAAAAAAATAAATAAAATTAATCCTAATAATTTAATTAATAATATAAACAAATTTAATCAAAGTATGAATCATATTTTAATAACCTTTAATTACAAAAATAAACAAAAAATTAAAAAATTAATTAAATATCATTTTAAAACTAGTAATATACAAACTAATATTATATACCAAATAATTAAAAATTTTAAACAAAAATATGATAATAATCAACAAGGCGGATATATTATTTTAGATATTTTAGGCCTAATTCCTATTATTGGTATCCCGTTTGATATTCTATCTACTATTTTATCTCTGTCTGAAGGTGATTATTTTACTACTATTGTTAGCGCCGCTGCTGTTGTACCAGGATTAGGCACATTCCCCGGTATTGGTAAAATTGGTATTAAATTTATTAAAACTTTTGGTAGCGTTTTTTCCTTAGTTGGTACTGCTTCTTCCTTTATCCCAGGAATGAGTGCTGAAGATGAAGAATATGCTGAAGATGAAGAATATGATGAAGATGAAGAATATGATGATGAAGAATATGATGAAGAAGAAGAAGGTATTGCTGGTATTTTTAGTCAGTACACATCTTTTATACCTGGATTTTAATTATATACTTTCTTTTTTAATATTAATTATAAGATAATTTACATAATTATTTTTTTCATTTAGAATAAATAAACTTTTATTTGGAAATTTTAAATATTTAAAAATTCCATCATAACCTAAAAATATATCATCTACTATTATTAAATAATTTTTGTTATTATCTAATAAATAACTATCTATTATATTACTAATTTTTTTCTCTAATCTACAATAATCTTCATAATTTATATAATTAATATATTCACTATTTTCATACTTAAAATAATTAGATTTACTCGACTTTAATTTGTCTATATCTTCATTTTCTAAAATTTTTGATAAATATATATTATTTTCTAAAGTAAAATCTATTACATTATTTATTTTATGCCCCTTTGTAAAATACTTTAATTGATTTACATTAATTTTATTCTTTTGTTCTGATAAAATTATATGGTTCTTCGTCCCTATTTCTGGTTTTACAGGAAATAAAGTCATTAAACTAAATATAAAATTAAATAATCTCATACACTTAATAATATATTTATTTTACTCTACTCTTACTTTTATTGGAATTTTATTAAATGGATGATCATAATAATTATTAACACCACCTCTACAACAACTTTTATACACTATATAATCACAACAATATAAATTATTTTCACAATCATTGTCATTCTTACATATATTTACCAATTTATTATTCTTTATATTACAAAAAGATTCTAATTTTTTATTTATTGGAAAAATTGTTAATAAATTAAAGATAAAACATTTAATTCTCATACTCATCAAAATATTTTATTTTATTTATTAATAAAATATAATTATTTTAACTTCTTTACAATATTTCTATTATTATATAATGTTAACTTTAACTCATCCTTTACTTTCTTTATTACTAAATCATTATTTATCTTCTCCAAATAACGCTTAAACTTATGATAAATAATTGGATAATCCTTTCCTATACTTATCCACTCCTCTATTTTTTGTTCTAATATATCATGCTTATCGTCAAATATATCATTTACTACCTCATCCCTTACATATGTATTCCATTGTTTACCATCATAAATCATTATGTGACCACTTTTTAAATTTGATATAAATACATTATGATTCTCGGGCTTCTTTGGATTAAAATGAATCCTCTTCACTAAATGCGGTACACACATATTATTATGATTAAAACACCTAATAAAATCCTTTTCTGTTAAATCACTTAAATCTGTTTTATCGTACGCTAATAACTTGATGTTATTCTGAATATTCTGTGTTATCGTAGAATTATTAATACCCGCTTTCTTTATTAACTCGTCTATCTGATTATTCTTCTTCTCTAACTCATTCTTGAATTCTAGTTTTTGCTCATTTAATAAATTTACCAATTCTAACATATTCTCATTCGCCTCATCTGTCTTTTTTTTATCCTTACA